ATAATCGACTATTATCATATCTGGAGTAATTCCATTAAAAATAGCTTGATCAATATGTGCAGATATCATTTGAGTGCTTAATGTTCCTGCTGGATAATATTCTACAATTATATTTCCTGGTAATCCATCTAATGATTTAACAACTGTTTCTTTTTGAAATTTTAAATCATGAAAATCAACACCAGTAAAATAAGCATCATATCTTTTTCCTGTATAATTTGGATATAGTTCTAATGTATAATGAAAAACAGTTTTACCAAGCTTAACCGCTGATCCTCCTACATTTACTAAGGTCCAGCTTTTACCTCCCCCAGCACTCGAAATAAATATAAATAGTTCTCCAGCACCGGATCCACCATGTGTAATATCATTAATTACATCCCAACCAGTAGGAATAGGATTTCTATCTTCTTCGCTGTATCTATTATCAACTTCTTTTTTATAATCGTAATATTGAAATGGTTCTATTCCTACCTTACTAGCTTGTTCTATTCTTTCTGGTACAGCATCTAACTCACCTCGTTCTATTAATTCTACACAATCGTATATAGCTCCTGTATATTCTTGATTCCTGCAAAATTTAATAGTTTCATGCTTTATAAAATCTAATCCTTCTGCTCCTATTGAATCTTTTACTTGTTTATAATTTTCAAGTATTTGAAGTTTTAATACATCGTTGTTATTTATATTTTGTATCTGTACCTTAAAGAATTCTTTGGTAGGACAACTATTGTATTGAGTATAATATTCTTTGATCCATTTTATTAGGGATTTATTTGCTTCACTATCAAAGTATTTTTCTTCTACATTTATTCCTATTTGTTGATAGAATGAAGCATCGCTTATAAAGGCTGCTAATAATTTAATCTGAAAGCTAAATCCGTAATCTCCAAATGTTGTTTGTGTCATCCCTATCTTATTCCTTAGTTTTCTTCTTTATTTTTAATATACAAAATTATTTGGATTAATTATGTGATTCAAGATAATTAAAATTATTCAACCAACCAATTATATCTTTTACTAATGTCATCCTGTCTTCTGCAAGCATTCTTATAAAATTACTTTTAGATAGATGATTTCTTTCATTATTCATCTGAACGCTGATCTTATTTTTAGTAAACTCACTAATATCAACATTATGAAGTTGCATTAATTGTTCATTTAATCTAAGTTGTTCTCGATTCGCATTAATACTATTATATGTATTACTTGTAGATTCTTTTTCACTTGAAATATTAATGATATCTTCTACCGTTACTCTTTTATCTTGTTCAAATAATACTGGAAATCTCTTCTGTAATGTTTTTAATCCTATTCCCTTTATTCCTGGTATATTATCACTTTTATCACCTGTTAAAGCTCTGTAAGTAAGATAATTTTCTGGACTTAATTCATATTCAGTGAATACTTTGTCGGTATCATATAATATCTTTTTAGTTGGACTCCATACATTACAACCATCATTTACCAACTGTAAAAAATCTCTATCACTTGACATTACAGTTACATTATATCGATTAGTATCATTAAAAATACTTCTACACATATAAGCAATAGTATCATCTGCCTCTATATTATCTACTGATATTAATGTTACTGGTAATTCATGTAAGTAATCCATTAATCTTAATAGTTCATACTGCTGTTGTTTAGAGTCTTCTTCTGATGTATCGTAAAAATCAGGTCTTAAAATCTTATGAACTCTTCTTTGTGATTTATATTCTGGAAACAGTTTTCTCCTTCTTACAGATCCTCCTTTACCATCAAATACTATATATACTTTATCTGGGTTACATAGTTTTATAGCATATCCTAAACTTAGTAAGCTTCCTGTTATTCCACCTATATGAATAGCATTTTCATTGGTATTTGGTGCAACACTATAAGAACGAATAAATAAGTTTGGCTCAGAGGCCGTCGATAATCAAGATATTACTCCTGATATCGACGACCTTATTACCATTATTTTTAGCTTGTAGCATTTCTGTAAAACGCTTTAATAGATTGTTATTCATCTCCCGCTGAGCCGTTATCAATTTCTATCTCGTCAGTATCATAATTAGGTTCATTCATATTACTTGATTCTAAACTACTATCATTTTTCTTATACTTCATAATCATTGAATCACATATATCTTTATACATCCCAGCTTTTATTTCTGGTCTTTCAAGTAATAATGGTTTAAATGTTTTTTTAGTAAATTTTACTACTTCTGCTGTTTCTTTATCAACCCAGGTATAATTTGATCCAGAACCATCTATAAGTCCTCTATCAGACATAGTTTCAATCCAACTGCCTAAGTTATCTATTCCACTATCAAAATAAATATTAAATATAGCTTTTCTATGAGGTGGACCAAATCTATTTTTAATAACTTTTACTTCTGTTCTTGCTCCAATTACTTCTTCTTTTCCTTTTGGACCAATTTTAATTTGTCCTATTTGTGCAATTTTTAACCTAGCACTTGCATAGAATTGTAATGCCTTACCACCGCCAGTCGTGGACTTATCTCCGAACATTACTCCTAGCTTATCTCTAAGCTGGTTATTAAAGATAAGAAGTATATTTTCATTAGCAATTAGTTGTTTTATTTTACGCAATCCTTTAGACATAATAATCGCCTTCGCTGTTGACCAACCATCTTTATCGTAATCACTTTCCATTTCTACCTTTGTTGATGCAGCGGCAATTGAATCTACTATAATAGTAACTAATCTTTTTTTGCTTGATTCTCTTACTTTTGAAATAATATTTTCGATTGCTTCAAATATTTCTTCTACCAACGCTAATTGAATATATACAAATTTCTTTGGATCAGTATCTACACCTATAGCAGATAGAAACTCAACATTTAAAGAATTTTCTGTGTCTATATATACTGGTAATCCACCTTTCCGTTGAGTGTCCGCCATAATATGCCCTGATATCAAGGATTTCCCAGATGCTTCCCATCCGAAAAATTCCAAAATTCTTGCACTAGGTAAGCCTCCATTAGGTCTATTACTAATCGCGATATCTAACACATCACTACCTGTGGAAACCCAGTCATTTAAGTCAGATGGAGTTTCTTCACTTCCATCAAGATAATAAGCTACTTTTTCATATTCTTTACTAAACTTTTTATTTAAGCTTTCAACAATACTTAATGATAAACTATCTTGTATTTCTGCTTTAGATTTTAATTTAGAATCAACTACCCCAGAATCATCCGGAGTAGTTTCTATTGATTTCTTTTTTGCCATACTTACTATTAATTAAAAATTTCATCAAATGCTTGATTAACATCTTTTGTTGCTGTTGGCTTAATAGTAGCAGCTGTAGGTTTTACTGTAGTAGATGGAGTAGTTTTAGCGGTAGCTGTTGCAATTGATTTATTTACAACTACTTGTTTTGGTTTTGGTTGTTCAACAACTGGTTTGGTTTCTTCTACCACCTGTTCTTCTACAACGGTTTCTTCTGTTTCATCGGTAGTTGTTTGTTCTTCTGTGTTTGTAGCAGTTGTTTCGCCTCCTGGTTCTAACCATTTAGCTAACATATCAGCTAATTCATCATAGGTAGATTTTGGATAGATATTATAAATATCAGTTTGTTTTGTTAAAATCAAATCTAATACAGCAGGATCATTAGTTGCTTTAGTAACATTTGGTTTTACTCTAACACTAATTTTGCCATATTTATTCTTTGCTACAGCTGGTTCAGTAAATTCTACAACTATATCTCTTCCAGCATTTAAATCTGTAATATCACCGTAATCTGGATCTGTAGTGATTTTTAATAATTCTTGATATTGATCTTTACCAAATCCCCAAAATTTAACTCCTTCTTTTTCTTTTCCTCTTACAATAATAGGAACAAATACTCTTAAAGATGGTTCTAATTTTTTTCCTAGCATCCAATCATCTTTATCTCCGGTGTTTTGAAGTGATAATGCAAATTCTTCAATTGGATCTAATTCTCCAAATGTTGTTAATGCTAATGGTTTTTTCTTACCACAGTTATAATGAAAATATAATTCAATAAATGGATCATCTTTTCTAAATTGATAAGGTACAATTCTGATAATGTTTTCACCTGGTGCAGGTTTCCACTTGTTTTTGTTTACATTTGTGTTACTTTGCAATGCTTTTAATTTTTTTCTCATTGCTTCTACGTCAATTGCCATAATTTTTCTCCTTTTAATAGTTAATTGTTATTATTTAATAGTCATTAGTTTAATTCAAATAGGTCGACAAATTCTATTTGAAGTCTTATTTATTTTAATATACAAAATTTTTATGAATTATTTTAGAAATTTGTAAAGTTTATTTTTATAAATCAAGAAGTATTTTTAAACCATCATATTTTTTATCAATAATAAATAAAAAATCATATCCAAGTTTTATGCTGCCTATGCGTTTAGCTAAATTTTTATTCAAATATGTATTATAATAATATACACTTTTAACTTCTATAATCAAATTATATTTTGGTAAATAAAAATCTGAGTGATATACTCTATTTTTATTATTATGAATATATCTTAAGCTTGGACCATTTTCTACAACTATATTATATTTTTCACAAAATTCTAAAAAATCGTATTCATAACTTCCTTGATATGATAATGTGGTATCTTTATACAATTTAGCTTTAAAAGAATTCATTTGCATTTTATGAAACATCTCTGGATTTTGAGTATTGTTTTCATAGCCACAATGTTCTTTTTTAGTTTGTCTAGTTTTATTTTTAACTATTTCTGATTTTGTAGCATGATCAAATCCATATCTATCAATATATGTAAGTGTTCTTTTTTCTTTACATGAATCTAATTGCATATTATGTTCTACACCAAAATTTTCTCTATAAAAATCTTTAATCTTTTCTTTTATTATGTCTGAAGCAAATACATTTTCGGTTCCATAAAGTTTAACATTAGTTATTTTTGTTTTTTCTTTAAATTCTGGAGTTTGCATTAACATTTCGTATCCATATTTTTCTTTATTTGTCTTTTTAATTTTTTTTGATGTTGATTTTGAACCTAAACCCATTCCACCATACAATTCATTTTGAGTTTGTTTAGTCTTTTCTTTTATCTCTTCATTCTGTTGACAATGCGGAACTCCAAAATGTTTAATACTAGTTGCTTTCATTTTATCTTGTACCCACTCTAATGAAGTAGTTGATTCTACACCATATCTTTCCATACAAGTATTTTTAACCTTTTCTCTACTACATTTTGATGAGCAACTATAATATCCTCCATTTTTAATATTTTTTAAATATGCTTTATAACTTATTATTTTTTCATTACCACAAACATCACATTTAACTCTTACTTTTGTATAACTACCAGGATGTAAATCTGTAATCTTACATATAAATTTATCATTAAATCCAGTAAATGTATAACCTAAATTAATATAATATTTACACATATTTGGATTAAACCGTATTTCAACAAATTCATCTAACAACATAATACTAACAATAAAATGGAAACCATTCAACTTTACATCTAGAAATACTATCTTTTACAATATGTAAATCAATAATACAAAACCCAACATGAGCAGCTAATCGTTTTCCTTGCATCCAATTTGTTTGACGTTGCATGCTTCCGGCTGATACACAATGAATATTTCGTTCAAATATATAAGCAAATTTATGGCAATGCCCCAAACCTAAAAAATGGGGTTTTGTACCTCCAGTCAAGCTTTCTACAACTTTTTGTATTCGATAACTTAGAGCGTAGCTCGATGCATCTTCACCATGCCATAAACGTATTTTAATATCTTTTTTTAATATAATATCCCCCACATCATGTCCTAAAAATGTAGCTCCTATTCGTTCACAAACATCTTTAACAAACAGAGCACCTGCCGACTTTATGAACCAGCGATCATGGTTCCCATCTATCATATATAATGGAGCTGGACAATCTTTTAATAATTTTACAGTATGTTCTTTTTGTTTATCGTAGCCTAAATCACATAATTCGTAGATTTGGCCGGGTCTTTGACTCATACCCTCTGCAAGATCTCCAGTATGTCCAACAAATTCAACTCCTTCTTTTCTAAATTGGTCAAATGCTTGATAGATAAAATCATCATGAGTGTACATAGAACCAATATGAGTATCTCCAAATAATCCAAATTTAATATGATCACCATCAAAATGAATTTCTGGTACTTTTATTATCTGTTGTAATAAACTAGAACCATTTGCTATTAGTCTTAGTTCCTCTGGAGAATAACGTTCTTTTATTTTTGTAATTATTTTATCTTCTTTT